CTTAATAAGTCAAGTAGAATGCCATGTGTCAAGGCGAACGATGGGAAACTAGGGTAAAGACCCATAGGTTGCCCATTTGTCCATCGAACCTGTATATCAAGTTCTTTGTTAGTCCAATCAGACCTCGACAGCTCCTCAAAAAGTTCTATATCGGGAATATCTCCGAAGAGGACCCGAAGTACAGAGGTTTGCAGACTCAAAGGAAAATAGTCTGTGGCAGCAGTTAAATCCACAGCAAAACAGGTGCCGCCCTTTTTAAGGTGTTCTTGTACAGGTTTGTACGGTTTCTCTTGGTCAAACGTGCAATCCCATGGTAGATCTGCCAGCACTCCAAAGAGTGCCTCACCAAGTGGCTTTAAAGCCATCTGATGAATTCGATAGGGAGATGCAATCCAACGTATTTTCCATCCACCATCCTTGGTTAGAGGTATAATGGAGCCAGCATCCGTAGCCATAAAAGGCGGTCGGATCCTGCTATGAACGGTCTCAAAAGGACCGTGATCAGACAGGTGGTAACTCTGTCCGCTTAGACCGGGCAAGGGTCCACATAGGGAAATGTTGTCCAAACCTTCCAGTACTTTTTTGTACACATTGTAATGCCGATTAAGGAAGAGCTTATGATAAGGTTCATCAATCCACTCTAACTCCCTCTCCAAATAATCATACTGACTTACGGATTGGTCACCCCAAATAGGGGCCTTAGTCGACACTTTGCCACGGAAGGTCAGCAGCGGCTGAGACTTGCCTAGCTGCTGGTAACCCAGAATCTTCTGCGCGTGTGTTGCAACGTCTTTGAGGATAGCCTCCGGTATGGAAACCTTCGGCGACTCCACAGAGGTCCTCATTTTGAGAATATGCTGCTTTGTAGGCCGTGAGGGTATATAAGAACTATATACCATTAAACAGTTCAAAACTGTCTCCAAACACTGCAAAGATTGCAAAGCATACTTCCTGAGGAACCCCAACACACCAAACCATCCACCCGACCTGTTCTTGCGGACCCAGGTCAAGGGTTGTTGTCCTGCTTGTGATCTAATGAAATCCTGTTTAAGAGACTTCAGTCGATTAACAGTCCATTCGGGTCCTGAGTTGGACTCCCACTTAAGTATTTCGGCCTCTAATTGGTAGCAGGCTATAGTGGGTAATCCTAAAGCTTTAAATCGCCTTTTCATGTCCGGACTACGCAAGTAATCTTGCATCTTGGTAACCTCCTTTTCCATTATGAGGTATCAAAGTAGTTTGGCATTCAAGGGTTTGCCAGAAGAAAGAGTTGGCCCATAGCTGTCACCACGACAGACTGGGATTAGAAGGGAATTTCATCATTATCAGGGACATTATCAACACGGTTTGTTCCTCCGTCCGATTTATCCTGAAA